TCGTGAGGGTGATAGCCGTCCTACCCGTTCTGCTCTGCCTAGAAGTCGAACGAATACTGGTTAGGCCAACGCCGGGTATGAGCAGTCACTTGCTCGACCCGGCCAAGGCGCCAGCGCTTATATGCCCGTACGAATACGCGCTTCATAAGCTGTCTCCTTTTTGAAGTGGGATTGAGCCCACACTCCGGAAGGCCTCGTGCCTCCGCGCCGTTCAGAGGCGGGGTTCCGGTCAAAAAGGTTGGTAGGACGACTACCGACAATCTGGATAAGCGAGCAGGAACAAATAGCCAACCATGAACATCGGCCATTTCCATCCATTGGTCTGGCGGCATGGGGATAAGTGGGAATAACTTCCCTCATCAGTTTCGCACATCTTAAGCACGAGGTCGGAGAACATCATGAACTGGTTTGGCCGGAAGGCCGCGCAGCATCCTGCGCGGCCCGCTTTGTCGCGTGTGTATGGGAGCTGGAGTGCGCCCGCGCCTTTGAGCTGGGAGGCGCAGGTGCGCGAGGGGTATCTGGGCAATGCGATCGTCCAGCGGGCGGTGCGGCTCGTCGCCGAGGCGGCGGGATCGGCGCCGGTTGTGGCGAGCGATCCGGCCTTGGCAGCCCTCGTTTCCTCGACGTCAGGGGGGCAGGGGCTGGTCGAGACGCTCGCGTCGCAATTGCTGCTGCATGGCAATGGCTATGTGCAGATACTGACCGACGGCGCGGGGGCGCCGGCGGAGCTGTTCGCGTTGCGGCCCGAGCGGGTGACGGTCGAGGCCGATGTGCGCGGGTGGCCAGTGGCGTATCGCTACAAGGCGGGCGGGTCGACCGCGGTGCTGCCCGCCGAGGATGGCGCGGGACGCGTGGCGGTGGTGCATGTGAAGGCGCTGCATCCATTGGACGATCATTATGGCGCGGGGTGCCTCGGCGCGGCGGCGGGGGCGATCGCGGCGCACAATGCGGCGGCAAAATGGAACGCGGCGCTGCTGGAGAATGCGGCACGGCCTTCGGGCGCGTTGGTACATGATCCGGGCCACAAGGGGATGCCCTTGTCGGCGGAGCAGGTCGACCGGCTGCGCGAGGAGCTGGCCGAGAGCTTTGCGGGCGGGGCGAATGCGGGGCGGCCGTTGCTGCTCGAGGGCGGATTGCGGTGGCAGGCCTTGTCGCTGTCGCCGGCGGAGATGGATTTCCTCGCGCTCAAGGATTCGAGCGCGCGCGAGATTGGACAAGCGTTCGGCGTGCCGCCGATGCTGCTCGGGCTGCCGGGCGATGCGACCTACGCCAATTATCGCGAGGCGAACCGCGCGCTGTGGCGACTGACGGTGTTGCCGCTCTGCGCGAAGATATTGGGGGCGATCGCGCAAGGCTTGTCGGGGTGGTTCGACGGTGCCGCGCTGCGCGTCGATCTGGATAAGGTGCCGGCGCTGGCCGAGGACCGGATGGCGCTGTGGCGCGAGGTGTCGGCGGCCGACTGGCTGACCGCGGACGAGAAGAAGGCGCTGCTGGGGCTCGCCTGAACGGAGACAAGCGACATGGATGAGGAAGAGGCGCTGGCGCGGCTGATCGCGCTGGCGGGGACGCACGCGCCCGACGCGGCTTTGCTGCGCGCGGTCGTCGAGGAAGCGAGCGAGTTGGGCGCGCGGCGCGCGCTGGCGCGGCTGGGACTCGCCGACGAGGCCGCGCGCGGCGATGTGAGCGATCTGCGGCAACTGCTCGGCGCGTGGCGCGATGCAAAGACGAGCGCGTGTAAGGCGGCGGTCGACTGTGCGGTGCGGTGCGGGCTGGCGTTGCTGGTCGTCGGGCTGGCGATGAAGCTGGGGCTGCCGGGGCTTTTGAAGTGACGGTCGGAACGAAACAGGCCCTCCCCCGACCCCTCCCGCAAGCGGGAGGAGAGACCAGATTCGCTGGTTATGCTTCGGTGTTCGATCGGGTCGATCGTGGCGGCGATGTGGTGCGGGCCGGCGCTTTTTCCGCCAGCCTGAAGGCTGGGCGGGCGGTGCCTTTGCTGTGGCAGCATCGGCCGGGCGCGGTGGTCGGCGTCATCGAGACATTGGCCGAGGATGCGCGCGGGCTGCGCGTGGTGGCGCGGGTCACGCATCCGACGGCGGCGGCGCTGGTTGCGCGCGGGGCGCTGACGGGATTGTCCTTTGGCTATCGGGTGACGGCGGCGCGCGGGGAGAATCCGCGCGAGCTGACGGCGCTCGACCTGGCGGAAGTGAGTCTGGTGGCGGCGCCGATGCAGCCGCTGGCGCGGGTGATTGCGGTGGATATGGTGAAGGAGTGACAAGCATGGACGATATGGAAGTGAAGGCCGATGCGCTCGATGGGGCGTTCGATGCAGTGCTGGCGGCCGAGGCGGTCGATGAGCTGAAGGCGTCGGTGGCGGCGCTGCAGCGCCAAGTCGACGCGCAGACGGTAGCGGCGTCGCGGCTGCCGCTCGACGGGGCGAAAGCGGCCGATCCGGCGCGCGATGCCTTTGTCGAACGCTACCTGCGGCGCGGGATCGATGCCGGGGTCGAGATGAAGAGCCTGTCGGGGGCGTCGGGCGGCGAGGGCGGTTTTGCCGTGCCGCGCGAGATCGACGGCAGCATCGCGGCAACGCTCAAGACGCTGTCGCCGATCAGGTCGATCGCGACGGTCGTGCAGACGGGGACGAGCGGCTATCGCAAGCTGGTCGCGACGGGATCGATGGGGACGGGCTGGGTCGGCGAGACCGCGACGCGGCCCGAGACCGCGACGCGCAGCTTTGCCGAGATCGTGCCGCCGACGGGCGAGCTTTACGCCAATCCGGCGGCGAGCCAGGCGATGCTCGACGATGCGATGTTCAATGTCGAAGACTGGCTGGCCGAGCAGCTCGGCCGCGAGTTCGCGGTGGCCGAGGGCTCGGCCTTCGTGAACGGCAACGGGACGAACCGGCCGAAGGGCTTCCTGACCTATACGGCGACGAACGAGGTCGATAGCGTCCGCGCTTTCGGTTCGCTGCAATATCTCGCGACGGGGACGGCGGGGGCGTTTCCGGCGTCGAACCCGCAGGACAAGTTGGTCGAGCTGGTCCATTCGCTGAAGGCGCCTTATCGCCAGGGCGCGAGCTGGGTGATGAATTCGGATACGCTGAGCCGCATCCGCAAGTTCAAGACCACCGACGGCGCCTTCATCTGGCAGCCGGGGATGGTCGAGGGGCAGGCGGCAACCTTGCTCGGTTATCCGGTGGTCGAGGCCGAGGATATGCCCGATGTCGGCGCGAACAGCCTGTCGATCGCGTTCGGCAATTTCCGCGCCGGCTACCTCGTTGCCGACCGCGGCGAGACGCGCATCCTGCGCGATCCGTTCAGCAACAAGCCCTTCGTGCATTTCTATGCAACCAAAAGGGTCGGCGGTGCGATCATCGATTCGCAGGCGATCAAGCTGATGAAATTCGCCGCCAGCTGATCTGGCGCGCGATGGGCGCCCGGCCTTGGTTCTTTCCCTTTCGGTGCCGGGCCGGGCGCCAATTTTTCCTATCGATATTGGAAAGGATGGCCTTGCCATGCCGACCCTCTTTTTCGCCGATCTGGTGCGCGAGCTGTGCCAGGATGGCGGGACCGGGCCCCTGATGCCGACCGGCGCGGTGCCCGGCCATCGCCGTTTTTCGGGGATCGTCCCGGCGGACGATCCGTTTCATTATGCCATCGCCGGCATCGCCCAGCCGGCGCAGTGGGAGGTCGGCGTCGGCCGGATCGACAGCGCGGGCCGGCTGCAGCGCGACAGCGTCGCGGCCTCGTCGAACGCGGGCGACCGGGTCGATTTTGCGCCGGGGCTGAAGACGATCGCATTGACTGTCGGCGCCGAATGGTTCGCCGCGCATGATGTGGCGGGCGGCGAACTGGCCGAAGCCCTGGCGGCAAAGCAGCCGCTGTCGACGACGCACGCGGCGGCGGCGACGGGGGCGGCGGACGACCGGGTGACCGTGCGGCGCGGCGAAGGCTGGGTGAATATTCCGCTGTCGGCGCTCGCCTTTCGGGCTGGCGACGGGCGATACGCGCTGGATGCTCCGCTCGGCGTGCAGAACGGCGGCGCTGCGGCGCCCGCGATCGGTTTTGCGGCGGATCCCGACACGGGTCTTTTCCGGGCGGCGGCGGACGCGATCGGCATCGCGTCCGATGGCGTCGAGCGGCTTCGGCTGTCGGCTTCGGGATATGTGGGTATCGGGACGAATGCGCCGGCGGTTCGGTTGCATGTCGAGGCCGGCGGTACGGGCGATGTCGCGCGCTTTGGCGTCGCAGGCGGGCAATCGCTTTATCTACACGCCGACGCCGCGTTCACGGGGCTGTTCAACGTTGCGGGTGCAGGCGCGGGCCGGGACGGCATGCGCATTGGCAGCGATTTCATAGCGCTGGACACCGCCGCCGCCGAAAGAGTGCGGGTCGACGGCGCCGGGAATGTCGGGATAGGCACGGCCTCGCCCGCGAACAGCGGCGGTTTCAACCGCCAGCTTCATATCCAGGGCGATTATCCCTGTGTGACGCTGGGCGGCAATGTGGCCGCGCGCAGCTATAGCTTGGGGGTTGGCGGCGGCGGCGAATTTGCGATTTGGGACAATCAGGCCGCGGCCTCTGCGATGCAGATCGCCGCAGGGACGGGCGCGGTCGCGTTTCGGGGGAGCCTGCTGCAACTGGGTACCGCTTCAGGGCCGCAAAGCGTACCGACGCGGATCAGCCTCGATACATCCTATGCGAACTCGGCGACGCCGACCAACCAGCAGCTGAAGCTGAACCTTGTGCCCGTCAGCGCCACCGAAGGCTATGGCTGGACGGTCGATAATCTGGGCCGGCTCTGGCATCAGGCCGGCAGCAGCATCGGGCCGACCGGCGGACATATTTTTGCGACCGGCAATCTGGCGCGCTGGCAACTGGTGACGGCGGGCCATTTTCAGCCGGCGTCGGATAATGTCCATTCGCTTGGCGGGGCCGGCAACCGCACTACAGTCGTCTATGCGGCCACCGGCACGATCAACACGTTGGACGCGCGCGAAAAGACCTGGCGCGGTGCCGCCAATGCGGCCGAGATGCGTGCGAGCAGGCGGATCATCGCCGAGCTGGGCTTTTATCAGTGGAACGATGCGGTCGCCGCGAAGGGCGCGGACAATGCGCGCTATCATTTCGGCGTCCGGGCGCAGCGCGTGTGGGAGATCATGGCCGATGAAAGCCTGATCGATCGGGTCGATGCCGCGGGGCGGCCCGGCGCGACACCCTATGCCTTTCTGTGCTGGGACGCATGGGAGGAGGGCGACGAAGCGGGCGATCGGTTCGGAATTCGCCCCGACCAGCTGACGCTGTTCCTGATCGCGGCGCAGGAGGCGCGGCTCGCCGCGCTGGAGGGGGCGGCGTGATCGGCGGGTCGGCGCTGTCATCGCGGGCGGTGGGCGACACGGCGCCGCGCGATCTGGCGAGCGAATGGGGCGGCCCCGAGCCGTCGGCGCCGCGCGGCACGGTGCCGATCGCGCGCGAACCCGGCCGCCGCGTGACGCCGCGTAAACCATAGGGTCCAGACCCTAGTCCAGAGAGAGGAGCAGCCATGGCGATGGTGGTGAAGGATCCCGATGCGCGGATCGATTATGAGTTCGACTGGGCGGCCGCCTATCCCGACGGGCAGGCGGTGGTCGCGAGCGACTGGACGGTCGCGCCGGCCGGAGGCGACGGGATCGACGTTGCCGCCGCGGCGCATGACCTGACCCGGACGACCGCGACGCTGGCAGGCGGCGTGGCCGGTCATGTCTATCGCGTTACCAACCGGGTGACGCTGAGCGACGGGCAGATCGACGAGCGATCGATGACCGTGCGGGTGGAGGAACGGTGATGGCGGAAAGTCCGGTGCCGGGCGATGCCCCGGTGACCCTGAACGAAGCGCGCGGCTGGTTGCGGCTGGGGGCGACGA